ATATAACATTTGTTGGTCAAGAAATAGAAAAACATCTAACTATTGCTAGATCATATGATCATGAAGGAGAAGAATCAATGGGACATATTAAAGGATATATTCTATATGATACTACTAGACCTCGTATTAATTTAATAATGAGACCAGTAAAACACTGATTATTTTCTAAAGTTTTTAGTTATACCTTCTCTAAATAAGAAATCTTTACCTTGTGTTTTTCTCATAGAACGCCAAAATGGGTCTACTTTTGTAGTTCCACCACCCTTTCTAAATTTCTTTAGTGTACCTCTAATCACATGATGACAGTTATAACATAATCTAGCATTAAGTTGTTTAGTATCCCAAGTGTATTTACTACAGAACATACACATATCCCAACCTTTATCGGCTACAGTAACCAACGTATGTACTGCATCTTTATGTCTACGGCATCTACCACATACATTAAATAACGTTGCAGATACAGCTTTCTTCTTTTCACAACGCCAACAGAAACCTTCTTTATGATTATTTACTGCTTTTTGTTCATCTTTCTGGTGCATCTCCCATAATTTATCACCTACTTTGGTTCCACCTGTATTTACATCTAGTTTATCAGCCAAAATTTACCTCACACATACAGTTAATATAATCACAAATATCACATGTAGGTTTACCATTTTTTACCCATACATCTAAATGTTCCTTTGAAAGGAACTCTTTTAATCCATCATGTTCTACAATTATAGGTTTATCCATTACTATTTACGAACGCATCAAATGCGCCTCCTATCTCTCTTGATACTATTGCTTGACAGGCTTCTAAAGGTATATCTGTTGTATCTACCATATGTTGTGCTATTAGTTTTGGATCTTTAGAGTGGAGCCCCTGCATTAAACATTCTCTTACCATATCATAATTATCCTTAGTTATGTATTCAAAAGGGTCTTTTTTCTTATTGAACATGATATATAATAGTGTAGGTGTTATTTAGGCTTTTCCTTTAATCATACATATAGCATCACTATGATTGATAGAATCAACGTCTTCTCTTGATATTAATCCTGAAACCTTTGGTCTTTGTGGGTGTGGTGACATATGACCTTTGAATCTAGCATCTGACATTATATTTTTACTTACTAAGGGCTCCCCTAAAACAGCTCCTTTCTCATCAATAGCTTCAATATACCAATGATTCTTTCTAATATCAAATCTTAATCTAAATATTTTACATGTATCTGGTATAACATAATTGGATTTAATGGCTCCCAATTTACCTTTTCCATTACCTTTGACGAAAATATGACCTTTGGATATCTCTTTTGCGTCTTCGATATTATCTTTGGCAAATGTAAATCGCCCGTGATGGATACCATCAAACCAAGATCTTGTACCAATAGGAGCGGTGGATGAGATTTGCATGGCATACTCTGACATGATGCTGTCAAATTGTCCCATCTTTTGTCCTGATTTTAAAGCCTCTAACCACCATCTATGATTGTTAGGGTCTCTTGCATTAGAGTATACGAATCCCAACTGAGCGATATCCCAATCGACCTCCTTAGGTAACAGTGATCTATCTTTAATGAGTTTCTCTATTTCTGGTACCTTCATCACATTACCTCTTGGGCGGGCTCCCTTCATAACCCACACTATTGATGTTTGGAATTTTGGAGTACCTTTGTCAGTTGCTTCGTAAGGATTCACTCTAATCTGTGGTTGTAGTTCAAATACTAAATCATAACCAATCTCTGTTCTAACAATTAATGTCTTCACATCTGCTTTATAACGTATTGATCGATACACATCATCGTTTTTCTCAGGAGGCATCTGAGATGCAGAATTAACATATTTATTAGATTCCTCTTTTACTTTTTTAATATTTTTACTCTTTGCCACTATGTATATAGTGCTGATACCTTATATAAATCTTATTCTTCAGATTCTTCTTCTGGTTCTTCCGGTTTTTCTTTAGGTTTTTCTTCTTCTTCTACTTTGTTTATTGCAGTGAATTCTTTATGTGCCTCTTGTAATATATCTTCTCTTGGTACATATTTAACTTTCTCTTTCTTACCTCTTACAGTTTCCACTAATCCTGGTGCTTTGTCTTCGTCAGGATCTACTATAGTTGCGAAATATATAGTTCCAGATTTCTTATATTCGGATTTCCATGACTTTACAATATTAACTGCAACATCATATGATCTACCATTATCCTTCATAATCTTATCAACCCAGTAAGGTAGAGTGTGTCCTATTGATTTCTGTGAGTCATTAAATGCACCAGATCGTTTTTTACCTCCTGCAGTAGGGCTACCTTGTCCTTGTCCGCCAGGATCTGATGGTCTTTTGTTTGATGGACCACCTTGTTTAGTACCAGCATTACGTTCACCATTACCAGTTGTAGAGTTACCTCTACCTTGTTTAACTCCTTCTAGACCTTCTGCAGACTCTGCCTGTTGTTCAGCCATAGCCATTTGAGGCATCATGAGTTGTTCGAAAGTTGGTTCTTTTCCTACAATCCAGTCACCAGTATGTGTACGTTTTACATCGAATCCCATCTGTTGTAAGGTTGCATTGTTCTGAATCTCTTGTGCAGAGATTTCAAGGTCTCTGAGTTCGTCTGCTTCTTCACCTTCTTTGAGTTGTAGACTCCAATCATCCACCAAAAGTTCTTTAGCTAATCTATCGAAAATATGTGATTTCAAAAAGTCTTGTGACCATTTAACATGTCTGTTTGTGATAGTAACTTGCATACCCTCATTGGCCCAACCTGAAGGTAATTCACCAAAGTAAAGTGGTAGTACACCAAATGCTGCTCCTATGATTTGTCTAAGTTCTCTTCGTATATCTATAAATTGTAATTCTTTTAGTGACCCCGTAAAGTCAATCCATTGTGCCATTTGTCTTCCACCCTTATCAGATTCGACTAAAAGTGGGTGAATCATATATGGATCTTCAATAGCTTTCTGTTCTAAGTTACTCCAGGATTTTCTGAACGTCTCATAGTTTCTTGATGCAATTACAAGTAATCCTCTTGGTGGACGCATCTTATCAAAATACTTTCTGATATATTCATCCATATGTGATAGTGACATTACCTTACTCCATAGAGCATAAATTGGACTGAATCCATAAATTAATCCTGGTTTATATTTACCTGCTACCCAAATAACTTCTCCTTGTGCATATATTACTCTTTTAGGTTGTGGTATACCTACTGAATATACTGAACTTACTTCTAATAGTGCTTTTAGAGCCTCCGCTCCACATCTATCACATTTCGGTTTTGAAAGCCGTTTATCTCTATGTTCAAATCTTGGACATACGTAAACAGCATTCCGTTTATCATCAAATCCTATTCTACCATCAGAGTCAGCAATCATTGCTACTTGAGGGGGATCTATTCTAATAAGCTCTTTAATCTCAGTTTTAATAGGATCTATCTTACCAGTGGAATCATTAATAAAGTAGTTCTTCAATAATAATAAGTATGCGTTATCCGCTACCTCCAGGTCTCTTTCGAGCATTCTACCAACATCTTCTATGGTCTGATCGTTATTATTCACGAAACAGGTGTAAAGATTCTGTAAAATCTTTCTATTTTCTGGTTTTGGACGGAGAATATCGTTAGAACCACAATCATCACACTCTGGTTTCTCTTTTTCAGCTTCTTCTTGTCGTGTAGTCATTGAAATTCCCATTTCTTGTGTTCCACCTACCTTTTTTACTTCTTTTTTAGGCTCTTTTTTGGTTTTTTCGTCATTTCCGCGATTATCAAAGCCGTCAGTAGCTGATGGTTTACCGTCAAACTCCTTTCCACAGTTATTACATTTGTATTTGTACTTTTCAACGACCTCAAAACCATTTTTGAACATTTCTCGGTTAATTGTCTCTATAGAAATACGTAATGCATCGACATTATCAGATAACTCATAGATCATTATGAGTGGAAAAGGAAAAATTGGAAGCTTGGCACCCGTGTCAGTTGCCATATAAGGCTGCATAAGAGCTGGACGAGAAGTTGTCTCTGTAAAACTCTTATTTGTGTTAGTTAGTGCCTTATACACATCTCCGAAACGCTGCCTAATGCCCATGATATACTATAACTGTCTATGTATATAAAATTTTCTGAAAATAAATAAATTTTTCGTAAAATAATGAAAATAAAATAAATTTTTCTCACTCCATCGCATTATCACCGAAGTGAGGGGGTAGTGATGTCTCTACACTCTTCTACCCTAGTCGAACCTACAGTTACTGCCTCTGGCAATCCCAATAGGTCTAAGGCAGGCACCATCTGAGGTGGGTCTTCCGGTGTCCTGCGACGACCATACTATTATATATGCATTACTCTATATATATGTTTAGCTATTTAAGGTGTCTAACAGGGACACTCTATACATTCACAATCATCACAGTCACAAACCTTATGATCTACACAATCACAATTGTCACATTCACAAGGGTTACTCGATGTCATATTCTGGAGTCCTAACCTCTTTCTTTTTATATGATTTTTTAGTATGTTTACTTTCAAAGGATTTCTTCTCTTCTATGTATTTATCTGGATTAACATGTTTTCTGAAAAAGTGTACAGAGCAACTCTTTCCTTCTTTACATCTACAAATTCCCATATCTAGCTATAGTGACTATCATATATAATGATTTTGAATCCGTGTACAAAGAAAAAAAAGTTATTAAATAAACAACTTTTACTACAAAAGTTATTAAATAAATAACAAATATATACAACAAACACGTATAATAAATGGACTAGTAATGTGAGTGTGCATTAGGCTATCCCCTAGTATATCTTATCCTTGTGATAAGTAGTGGAACGGGTTTAACTGCCTTGACTGGTTTCACGAGCCAGCTAGTCTCTAACTAATCTTTGACTAACCAAAAGAAATCTGTACAGGCGTCACATCTGCAGTTTTTAAGTCTAAAAATAAAATGTAATTTATCAAATAGTGATGGCTTTATCAATCGATCCTGCTCGTTTCTTTTTGTCTGACTTTTTTCGAAACATACCATCGGCATCCATCTCACAAGCTTCTCCAGAACATCCGCATCCCATATACTATTTAGGGGTATCTTTTATATTAGTTTTATTGTCTTTTTCTAATTGTTCTTTCTGTTTAGCTTGTATTTCTACTTGATAAGCTCCTAATTTGGCATCTAGGTCTTTTTTTGTATTCGTCTTTACAATAAGAATATTAGACATCTTAATCATCTTTCTTTGATTCAAAGATATTTGTCTTTGTAAGAAAGGTTGTGTTTCTTCCATTCTTTCAGTATCTTCTTTAAGACCATCTAATGTAAAATTCAATTTTTGTATCTCTGTAGCTAATACTTCTATTGTTTCAACTAATTCATCCACTTCGGTTTCTTCCATTTCTTCTCTAAGTCTTTTATGCTTACGGGCCATATATGTGTTTGCTCTTCTATGAAATGGTTTTTAGAACACTCTACACACATTGGCGAAACGCCTATCTTGTCTTTACGACAAAGAATACAGGGTATATTGAACTCCATGTTCTCCATACATTTATATTGAGTGCTCACCTATATAATGATATGTTTAGTAAAAAGAATAAAGTGTTTCACGTAAGTGAAAAAACATTCAAAGATGATGAAGAAAAAATTAATAAATTCCTTGAAAAAACAGGAGGTAAAGTGTTGTCTTGGAATGGATATGAACCAAAAACCTTTGTGGTGGAGTATTAACCATGTGGGAAGATAAAAAGAGTGCTGCAGCTCATTATGTAGATTTATTAGAAATAAGAAAACATGTTGTAGCTGAGTCATTTGAAGGTAATA